TGAAACGACATGAGCAAAGATCCAGCCTTTTTGTTCTATCCTGGAGACTATCTCAGAGACACTCAGGTGCTCTCTGAGGAGTCACAGGTCGCATATGATCGGATCATGTGTGAACATATGAGAAACATATGTATATCACAGCAACGTCTAAAATTTTTCATAAAACGTCTGAATGATGATCAACAGGAGGAAATCATGTCTGTCCTGGAGGAGTGTTCTGATGGATTTCAGATCCCCTGGGTTGCTGAAAGTATCACAAAACGCAAGGCATACAGCGAATCCAGGAGGAGAAACAGAGCATCAAAACCTGATAAACATATGTCAAACATATCATCATCATATGTTCCACATATGGAAAATGAAAATGAAAATGAAAATGTAAATGTAAATAAAACAGAAAATCAAGATGAAAAAATCAAAGTCGAAATCTTTCCAACTTTTGAGGACTTCTGGAATCAATACGACAAAAAGGTCGGAAAACCTAAATGTCAAAAACTCTGGAAACAGATCAAGCAAAAAGACAGAGAGTCTATTGTGGATCATCTGGACAAATACATCCCCAGCACCCCAGATAAGGCATATCGAAAGAACCCTGAAACCTATCTCAGAAATAGGGGCTGGGAGGATGAGATACTTGAAAATAATTTAAACAACAAAACACATGGAAATTCAAAAACAAACTACTCAGCCCTCAGAGCAGAACTCGGGATCGTTGCTGGTGAATAATTACCTCAACAATAAAATCAAAACAATTGACCAGGCTCGCAAAGCAAAAGTTCCAACGCTTGCAGCAATGTCCAGAACTGTCCACAATGGGAGAGCATTCGGAAAAGAGGAGGTCGTCAGACAGATCGTGAAATGGCTCATTGAGCTCAACGAAATGATGGATCTCAATAAACCGATGACAAACGCTCAGATCCTGATGACAGCTCAAATGATCATGGAGGATTACTACTATCTTAAATCAACAGACCTGGCATTGTTTTTCACCAGGATCATCAAAGGAGAGTTCGGTGAAATGTATGAATCACTCTCAATCACAAAAATCATGTCCTGGCTCGCTCTCTATTCAGAGGAGAGAATGAACATGGGAGCTCAGGAATCACACATGAAACACGACAAGATTGTCTCCAGGGAGTCATGGGTTCCCAGAAAATCAGAACACTAATTTTAATTTAATACACACACACAATGAACAATTTCAATTTATTCTCAAATGAGAACACAAATCGCAAAATCAGACGAACAAAAGACTATCACAAATTTTCTTTCAGTGTTGACAACAGACCTCTGAATCTGGCTCATGTCCACACTCTGACAAAGAGCATTGAAAAACATGGACAACTCGAAGTGATCAAAGTCGACTCCAGAGGAGTGATCAAAGAGGGACAACATCGATTCACAGCTCTCAAAAATCTAGGTGAGTGGGTTGAATATTATGTCTCAGACAGCGACCAGGACAACATCATCGAGATGAACACTGTGAGACTAAACTGGCAGCTGTCAGACTATTTGAATTTTTATGTCAAAAGAAATGACTGGGCATATGAGAGATTCAATGATCTTGTTTTGCATTTCAACGGATTTTCTGTTCCTGCAATCAACAAAGCAGTCGGATGCACCTCAGCAAATTTCAAAAAGGGACATCTTCAGATCAATGAGACCACCTACAAAAACGCTGAGACAATTCTGATGGGTTGTGAATCGATCTCTGGGTGGTTTCATGCTGCAAGAGCAACCTCATTTGTGGCTGCAATGTCTGAGGTGAGTCGAAAATACAAAATCGATGTTAAATCATTTTTTGCAAAAGCGACAATGTACAAAGACTCAAAGATGCATCATTGCACATCGACAGCAGAGTATCGACAAATGATCATCAAGCTGTGGAACTATAAAAACAGAAATAAAATTCAACAATAATAATATGAGCAAACCACTAACAATCACAGACTGGACAGTTGTATCTGTCGGTCAAACACAGACATTCGGATCCAATGGATTCCAAAAGCGAGAACTCGTCCTGACAGACAATGCAAAGGAATTTACTCAATACAGAATGATTGAGGCAATACAGGACAAATGTGCTGACCTGGACAAAATATCAAAGGGAGACAAAGTCACAGTTGATTTCTGGGTTTCAGGAAAACAATGGACAAACCCCCAGGGAGTTGTCAAAATATTTAATCAGGACAAACTGGCAAGCATTAAAAAAACATCACATGACTGGGATGACAGTGTCAAAGGATCAATTGAACTGTTGTCTGGAACTGAGAATGCTTATGCACAAAATCCACCAAAAAACAAAGAGGACGATGATGATCTGCCTTTTTAAAGCATGGACTGATCAACCTGACTGATCAAATTTTTTTTCATTTTAATATTTAGGTTAACGATGAAAGCCCTGGGAGAGATCCTGGGGTTTTTTGGTTAATAAATCCCCGAAATCTGACACAAATTGTTGATGAGGTTTTTTGTTTATTTACATCATGCCACTCGCTCGATTTTAAATGATCGAGCATGAATTATCAAAAATATAAAGGAAAGACACTGAGCCAGCTCAAGGCAACTGCTGTCCGACACTTTCACAAATTTATCAGAGAAAGAGACAAAGGCAAACCATGTGTCTCATGTGGCAAACACACAACACTCCAGGCTGGTCACTTTTATTCAGCAGGAAATTTTCCAGAAACCAGATTCAATGAGGACAATGTACATGGTCAGTGCAAAAAATGCAATTATTTCCTGTCAGGAAATCTCCTCCCATACAGAACAGAACTAATCAGCAGGATCGGACAAGATCGATTCCAGATCCTAGAAAACAAAATCACATTGAGCAAAAGAATGCGATTCAAATGGGATAGGTTTTATCTGATTGAAGTCATTGAGAAATACAAAGAAAAAAACAAAAGCCAATGACCCCAGAAAAACAGGTTGAGGTTTTATTCAAAAGACACTTACAATGGATAAAATTCTCCCATTCTTATTTGACAGATGGAAACATGATGCATGCTGAGGATGTTTTGCAGACAGCATACATGAAAGTCCTGATCGAGCTCAGAAAGTCTCCAGGCAAACAGATCAATGACACATATTTCTACAATACAATAAAAAATATCATTCTCGATGATAAAAAAAGAACAACTGATCCTCTAAAATATGCTCAAAAGATCACAAACAAAAACCTCAGCAAGTCAGATCAATTGCAAAGAACCGAGCCATCAAAACAAGAGCTCGAGAATATCATCAAAGACATTGACAACCTGGTGGAGACCTTTTACCATTTTGACAAACTTTTGTTCAATGCATATCGATATGAGTTTAAATCGATTCGCAAACTATCAAAGGCAACAAAGATCGGGCATGTCCAAGTGTTCCAAACAGTCAAAAGGTGCAAACAAAAAATCAATGACAAACTAAAATTCAAATACTATGGCAAAGAGTAAAAAACGCAAAAAGAAAATGGAGGGCCTGGGAGATGCAGTTCATGCAGTCACCTCAGCCCTGGGAATCGACAAGGCCGTCAAAAAGACATTTAATGCAGCTGGACTCGATTGTGGATGTGATGAAAGGAGAAAACGCTGGAACAAGCTGCTCCCTTTTAGAAAACAACCCTATGATTGCCTCACTGAGAATGAATATAAAGAGCTCACAGAGATTTTCACAGAAAAAGGGGACATCATCACTATGGAAATACAAAAACGTCTCAGAAAGGTCTCTGATCGCATTTACAGAGAGAGAACAGAGATGAGTTCATGTGGGAATTGTGTGCGAGAATTACACAAAAAAATGAAACTGGTCTGGGAAAACTACAAAGAGGATGAGGAAAAGAATCAAGACTGAGCTCCTGACAGCTCATCCAGACAATCCCAGATGGATCAGATCAAAAGACTTTGACTATCTGGTTGAATCAATCAGGAACTTTCCAGAGATGCTCAAGATCAGACCGATTGTGTGCAACCTGGATCATGTTGTCCTGGGAGGCAACCAACGTCTCCAGGCTGTGAGAGAACTCGGATGGAAATTTGTTGATGTTGAGGTTGTCGATCTCACAGAGGATCAGCAAAAAGAGTTTTTGATCAAAGACAACAACAGTTCTGGTGATTGGAACATGGACATGATCGCAAATCAATTTGATCTTGTTCAACTTGAGGACTGGGGAATGAAACTCCCAGATTTTGCATTTGAAGCTGATGAGCTGGACTTTGATCCAGACAGATCAGAGACGACATCAGAGGACACAAAAACATGCCAGCATTGTGGAAAACAGATTGACAAAAACTGACACCAAAAAAAAGGCGGTGATCAATGCAATGGAGAAATCGATGGGCATTGTGACTCATGCATGCAAAATGGCAGAGATCTCCAGGGAGACATTTTACAAATGGATGAGAGAGGATGATCAGTTCCAGGAGCTAGTCACCCAGGCAACAGAACAGGCAAAAGATTTTGTCGAGTCAAAATTGTATGAACAGATCTCAAAAGGGAATGTTCCATCAATCATCTTTTACATGAAAACAAAATGCAAGGATCGAGGGTACATCGAGAGAACAGAACACCAGATCCAGCAATTCATTGAACAACCACTTTTCCCAGATGTTTCAGAGGACGACAGCGATCAATAAATTGATGAGGCTCAAAAAGCCTCTCAGGATTATTCCTGGAGGATCATCAGCATCCAAAACATTCGGGATCCTGGCAATCTTAATTGATCATGCTATCAAACACAAAGACTCTGAGATCGATGTTGTGGGATCAGATATTCCCATGCTCAGGAGAGGAGCTGTCACTGATTTCAAAAAGATCATGAAATGGACAAACAGATGGAGAGAGGAGCAGTTCAACAGAACCACACTGACATACAATTTTGTCAATGGATCAACAATCTCATTTTTCTCAGCAGACTCTGAGGCAAAAGTCAGGGGAGCCAGGAGACAGATCCTCTATGTGAACGAGGCAAATCGAATTGACTTTGAGACATTCTAT